TTCGATCATTCGGTCATTCGCAGTAGCGATTGATCCGACTGCACCGTTTAAGGTTGCACCTGGAGTAGTTACCCCGGCTAATCGTAAGAAGTACAGGGCTACTGCCTCAGTTCTGCAGTACCGTAAGGTAACTACAGAGCATGAACAGTACTCATACGCCTCGTTTCCTCCAAATTATAATGGAGTAGGCGGGTGTTGGGCACCGTTTGTACAATACTTACATAACCCGACGACTGGTTCTTCTGTGTTCGTTAGAACCCAGGAGGCATTACCAGACGTACTCAATGATACCACGTCCAAGACACGTTTGTTGGGAAGTAAACAAGGCGAACTTGATTTATTCAAGTCTGTCTTGAACTCCCCACCAAGATCCTTGTCCGTGACTCAGACAAACTCTTCCACGTTCTCCGGAACACCCGGTATCAACGACAATTGTATTGCCGTTGGCGGATCCAACGTCTACAAAGACGGTGGTTTCGAAGCGTATCGGTGGAAGGTTTCTCCTACTGCCGCTGTGATCCCCAGGAACTATTATGACTTCGTTATGGATCGAGAGAAGTCCTACAATGCTGGCCTTATCCAGGCCAATCTTGTAGAGATGCTGAAGGGTTATTCCCCTCAAAATCGAGACTACTCTCTTTTCAGAAACGTCGTCGAGCTTAAGGATCTTAGACAGGGTGTCTTGCAATTACAAGATACTCTGAATAATCTCCGTAAGTTGTTTGTTTCCTTAGGCACGCAGCCTAAACTGAGGTCGTCAATCTTCGAACTCGGCCAAACTGCCAAGTCTATTCCGAGTGAATACCTCGCGTTTCACTTTGGATGGAAACAAACTTATAAGGACCTGATGGATCTCGTTGTGCTTCCCGGCAAGATGTCAAAAAGGTTAAACTTTTTGATAGAGCGAGCTGGGAAGCCGACGACTTTTCGCTCTTCACGAAAGTTCGTCTCGGGCGAAACAGGCATCTCGATCTTCGAGTATGATCTCGGTTACGAATACGACGTTGTAACCGAAGGGCGTCTTGAAAGGGAATCAGAATTGCGCTTAGTGATAAACGCAACCTTTGACTTCCCTCCTCTTGACACCCCTAGATTCCGGCTAAATTATCTGTTAGACCGGATTGGGTTGGTACCAAGACCTACGGATCTATACAATTTGATCCCATGGACTTGGTTAGTCGACTATTTTTCGGGTCTCGGCAACTATATCGAATGTATCGATAATATTAACCGTGATCCGAATTTAGTCAACTGGGGTATGATCACGTGCGATAGCACGGGAAAATACCTAACCCAGCTCACCTCGAAGAGTCAGCGGACGGTATCATCTTACGCGAACGGGGTAGGTGGTGTTACTTACGGTTTCGTAAAGAACAATCACACATCCGTTCTCGATTTTACGTGTCAAACACGTAAAGATGTATCTTCCGCTCTTGGTGTGAACATGACTTCGGTTCCGTCGACTCTGTCGACTTACCAGAAGTCTATCATAGGCGCGCTGCTAGCGCAACGCGTCTTTAATAGAGGAAAAGGGGGATTCTCCCCCAGTTCCTAACATTCATTGCAACAAGGAGACGTTCTATGCTACCCGATCCAGTGACTATCGCCGCCGCATCGCCCACCCCGTCTTTGGTCTTTGTGACCATTAAACAGGATGGATACGGTTCGGAACGAGTGGACACCGGTGGCAACGGTTATTCCGTTATCATCAACCATTCGAAGAATAAGGGAGGCGGTTCTCGCCACTACGTCCAAATGACGCAAGTGGTCGATGCCGTTGACCCCTATTCCGGTCTGACCCGGAAGCAGAGTGCTTCCGTGTCATTCAGTATCACCCGACCTTCGTTTGGGTTCACCGACGCAGCTATTGTTGCGTTGGCGAAAGCCCTTACGGACTTCCGGGATGACTCTGAAGTCACAACCGCGAAGCTGATTCAGTTCCAGAGTTAGCCATCTACAAGGAGGTTCAATCATGAAGCTCCATGATGGTTATTATCAGGATCTGTTTCTTGCTTTTCTGTTTCGTTTCTGGC